GGCTCCGGCGACGGCTACGGCGACGGCTCCGGCGACGGCTCCGGCTACGGCGACGGCTCCGGCTCCGGCGACGGCTCCGGCGACGGCTCCGGCGACGGCGACGGCTCCGGCGACGGCTCCGGCGACGGCTCCGGCTCCGGCTACGGCGACGGCGACGGCTCCGGCGACGGCGACGGCTACGGCGACGGCGACGGCTAAATGAAAATACGAGGGCAAACAGCCCATTCATTCACAATCACAGGAGGCCTCTCTGTGCTGAAATTTCTCAAACTCGCAGGACGCGCAACAAAGATTATCGGCGTTGCGGTCGGTGTCGGCGGCTGGGCCGCCAGCATGGTCTCGCCCGAGATCGGTGCTATCGTTGCCGGTGGTTCGCTCATTGTCGGTGATCTCATCGTGTTCGGTGGCGACCTCATGGACGATGGCAAGCTGAACAAGTCATTCACAATCGACGGATAGGCAACTATCCAGCGGGCGGGCGTCCCTACCTCGGCGCTCGCCCGCAACCATTAACCAAAGGAACAAAGGAGATGAATATGCAGAACTCTGATAGGACAAACATCACCGGATACGACGCTCCGCTTTCCTCGGAACTCGAACGAGCAGAGCAGGAGTATCTTCAAGAAATCAAGTCCGAGGAAGGGCAGACATCACGGATGCTCTTGATCACGTTCACGGCAGTCGTAATCGTGTTCGGTGCGCTCACGATCTACGCGGGGATGAAGCTGATTGATTGGGTGATGCCATGACGCAAGAAAAAGACGATGTGACTTTAACTATAGCGGACGATACCCGGCCCGAGCTGGATTGTATCATGGTTATAAAAAACAGATTTGTCTTTTTCGGACTCAGCTATTTTGGTCAGTGATGAAATGGACTACTTAACAAAGACCTATTCGGACAAACCGTTTACCGTCTTGACGGACAAATACGAAGTTCGGATAAAAAGGATTGGTGATGCCGTGAAATCCTGCACCACTTGCGCCTATTACTCCCCGCACCCCTGCCAACATACAAGCGGGGAAGTGGGCGACTGCTATGCAGATGACCGGACGATTCGGAAGATATTCGACACGGAGGCACGAAACTGTGACGGGTTCGGGTATGAGCGCAAACCGCAACCGCCAGAACTCGACACGGAGAGACGCTATCCCTGTCCTGATTGCGGGGTGAGCCATGGGTAATTTTACTGAATATATGAATGACAGGATATACCGTCAGTTTGGAATGGGAACCGTTGTTGCGATAGGCGAGCAAAAAAACAGCGCATACTTTGCGGATACATACGTCGACCTCCATAACGCCGATATAATTTGCAATCTGGAAGCAGAACTACCCGACATCTACGCGCATCATGTGAGACTCGGTGAAGTGCTAGAGCATTTGACGAACGACGCGCAACTCCTCAGACACCTTAGAGGCAGAACGGAATCCATACTCGTGACCGTTCCTTACTACGGGGAAGCACCGTACCATGTGAGACTGCATAACAGATGGTCAATCACTCAACTACTCGGATACACGGGGTGGAAGGTTGTCAGATACATCCCCCGAAAGTCACCAAGACTTGACAGACCAATAGCATATCTGAGAGGAGTATTCGGGCAACGAATCAACAACTTGTTTTTTGCTCTCAACAGCATTTTACCTATCAAACCGAACGGAGGGTATTTCTACTGCATACCCGATAACAGGGTGAAAGATATCAGCGTGATGAATAAGGCGTATTTCGGAGCAACCCACGAATGAAACTCCAAGCGCATCATAGAACCCTCGACAAGTGGTTTTCCCTCTACATCCGCAAGAGAGACACACCCGGATTCTGTTGCACCTGTGGGGCAGACTTGACTTTCGAGACATCGGACTGTGGGCACTTTATTTCCCGAGACCATATTGCAACACGATGGGACGAAAGAAACGCTCACGCTCAGTGTAGGAAATGCAATAGGTTTCAAAGCGGGAAGCAGTACGAACACGGAAAATGGGTCGATAGGATTCACGGAAAAGGAACAGCGGATATTCTACTCTGGAAATCCAAAGCCCCGGCGAAGATCTCAAAGGACGAGATTCTAGCAATGACGAAACGATACAGACTGATTGTGAAAGAGGGTGCATTTTGATGCCCGAACCGAAGAGCGGGCAAGCCGCCGTTCATCCAACGGTAAGACCCGGACCCATTCATCCGACAATGCGGGTTCGACCCCCGCACGGCGGCGAGCTTGTCGTTCAACGCATGCCGACACAGGAAGAAGCCGCTTTGTACAAGATCGAGCACCGGCGAGACGAAGATGGGGCCTCGCGGATCCGCGCCACCGCAATACCTGCCCGCGCCGCAGTGGAAGGGGGTGAGGAATGACGCATCCAAAGTTTGGTGACAATGTTACGAACACCGCCGCAGGGGACAGCAACCCGCGCAAGCATGGCCTTTTCGTCCGCGTTGTACGTAGTACGGGAAAGGTGAATCCCGGCATATGGTATGAATGCACCGACGGCAAAGGGGATTTCTGGCAGACCGACTCAAGGTCGATTGTCCCCACCCTCCCCGAACAGCCGGAGACCACAATGACCATTACGCTCCAATGTCGATGCGGCGACCGTTACCCGTACTTGATCGTGGACACTGACAATGGCGCGGTGGTGGAGCTGGACAGTCAGGTAATGTGTGTCAACTGCGCGATGACGGCAGAACAGCCGGATACGTGCGAGTGTTCTTGGGTGAAAGGTCCAATCTCCAGCACTCACAACTACGTGCATCCCGCGATTGTGCATTATCGGAACGACGAGGACGGCGGGGCGGGATACGGAATCGCTTGCGGCAGTCACGATATGGCGGGAGTGCCTTTTCTCCAGCTCACAGACGGCGGCGACATCCCGGCAAAATGGGTATTGCGGTATTTCGTCCTCGGTGGTCCTGATCCTATAACCATCAAATCCGGGAGGGAGTGAAATGACAAAATCGCAAAAGGCGCTCTTGTCGCCATTGGCCGATAAAGTCGGAGAAGTCCTTATGTCAGACGATCAGACTTTGGAGAAATATTATCAAGCATGTTCTAGCGTGAGCGAAACCAACTGCGGTTGGGCGACCTATCACATCGGGCGTATGCTTTTACCGCTGATTGCGGATGAGCAAAAGCGCCGCGCCTTCACTTCAAAATCCGGGAGGGAGTGATGCGCGTCCTCATTGGCAACATGTTCCTGCACACAATCGGCGGCAGCGAATCCTTCACGCACGCTGTAGCCGAGGAACTTCTACGGCGCGGGCACGAGGTGGACCTGTTCGCCCCGAACTCAGGCGCATCCGTGTACGCCGACGATTTGGGGATTGAACTGAATCAGTTGCACGGAGACTATGATGCCGCGCTTGTGTCCCATTACCCCGTTGTCAATATGGTCCTTGAAAAGTTTTCGTATTTGGAAGGGCGAATTATCCAAACGTGTCACGGGCTTATTCCTACTCTCGAAAAGCCCAACCCATGGGCGCGACTTGTCGTAATCTCAGAGGAAATCCAACACGTTCACGGCGGCACGCTCGTCCGTAACGGCGTGAATTTGGATCGCTTCAAGCCGAGTCATCCGTTGCCCGAAAAGCCCGAGCGTTTGCTTTCCCTGTCTCAGTCAGATGAGTTCAACGCGATGCTCTCCGAGGTCTGCTTCAAGCGGGACATCGAACTGAGGACAAGAAACAAAAACGTGAACCCTGTTTTTGACGTTTCCACAGACATCATGTGGGCTGATATTGTCGTAGCTATTGGTAGAAGTGCCATTGAAGCTATGGCGTGCTGGAGAGCTGTTTTACTGGCGGACAACAGAGCATATCAAGGGCCTCTTTCTGATTCATGGGCGGGGATAAACATAGCGGACGGGCTAGGCCCGGTCGGATCAAACTACTCCGGAAGGTACTTTCGGTTCCAAGCTACTCAGGCGCACATCGAAAAAGCGTTGTCGATCTATCAGCCGGAACTTGGCACTTGGGCGAGAAAACAGGCCGAGTACGATCACGATATCAGACGGAACATTCAGAGATACTTCGAGATTGTGAACTAACCAAAAATGAGGAACAAAATGAATTTTACTAAAGCCAAACGGCAAGCCGCAGCTAAGTTCATCATCACCGGCGAACAAATCAACGACCTTATCCATTCAGAGCGGCTAATCGACCAGAACGAGGCGATGCTTCTTGCGTTGCCGCTTGCCAAAGACCCTCCCGTCCTTGTGGCTGTATGGGCGCGTGACGGTGCAGAATACATGATGCGTGTCGAGCTGCACTTCGCCCCCAATGAAAACGGGACAAGCGTGGTGCTTCATATCCCAGATGATTATCTTGACGTAAGAAAAAAGCACGGACCACCGGACCGATGGGAGCGGAAGCCTCTGAGCGAATACGGCGTAATGTACACGTCCGGCGACGCTTGCGAGTTCTTCTCCGCAACAGGTACTCCGGAAAACACACATATCCCCGAAGAATATCGAGAGCAACTATCGGCGCTTGGTTACGAATAGTGAATTGACAATGCCGAACCCTTTACGTACCTTCCCGCATGGAAATCGAAGACCGGTCCTTGCTTATCCGTTGGCTCAGAGAGCGCGAAAAGCTGCAAGCACTGGTCAATGGCGAATGCGAGAAGAGAGAAAAAGACAGGACGATTTACTACTCGATAGACCATGATGAAGAAGGAATTGAAATTGAAGATGAGGAATAGCGATAGCCAGGAAAGCTGAAATACCGGAGAAGAAGAACAAGGGCGGTAGGCCGTCGAAGTACAAGCCAGAGTTCTGCCAGTCGGTAGAGTCCATGATGTTTGAAGGCATGAGCATTGCCGAAGTGTGCCGCGAATTGGGAGTCAACTGGCAAGCCTTTAACGATTACCGCCTGAAATATCCTGAGTTTTCACTAGCCATAAAAAATGGCGAGTTCGCTTCCCGTGGATGGTGGGAGGGCGAGGGCAGAAAGAATATCGACAACAAAGAGTTCAATTCCGGTCTTTGGTACATGAACATGAAGAACCGCTTTGGGTGGAGAGACAAACCCGAAGAAGAACCCGACCGCCCCGCGTTTGATGGACGGGAATATGTCGAATAGCATCAAATGGAGACGATACGACGAACACGGGAACGAGCTGTATCATCAGTCGCAGTGGGATTTTCTTAAATGCGATGCAGAGGTATCTGCTTTCGTTGGTGGCCTTGGTTCAGGAAAAACGCATATTCTTCTCCGGAAATCCCTCGACGCTTTTCTCTTCAAGCGCAATCCCAAAGGCCAGTCATCGGGCATGGTCGTATATCCTACCTACGGACTGGCAGAGGAACTTTTTGTCGATCCGTTCCAAGAGCTGCTAGACTCATTGGGGATCGACTACGATTACAACATTTCAAAGTTCACGTTCAAATCAAGTTACGGACGAATCCGGCTTTTTTCTCTCCAGCGTCCTTCACGAATTGTCGGCAGCGCGTACACATGGGCGGCGTTTGATGAGTTTGATATTGAGTCGTGGAAGAACTGTCACACGGCATGGTTAAAAACAACGGGACGAATGAGGGGATGCGAGAAACCACAAATCTTCATTGTGACTAGTCCCGAGGGGAAGCACTACACGTATCAGCTTTTCGTCACAGACAATGACGATAACAGCCGGAAGCTGTTCAGGGCAAAGACAACCGATAACCGGCACTTGCCTAAGAGCTACGTTGAGCTGATGGAGAAGAACTACGACGCTCGCTTGATCAAGGCATACAGAGACGGGGAATTCGTGAACTTGACTCAGGGGCAGATTTACTATGCGTATTCAGACGCGAATCTCTCAAATCTCCAATGGCAGCAGGGAGCGCCCGTTGTGCTGATGTGGGATTTCAACGTAGGGGATAAGCCGATGACGTGTATTATAGCTCAGGAGTCAGGGGACAAGATACACATCCACGCGGCACTTTCTCAAAGGAACTCGAACACATACCGCATGCTGGAATATTGCGTTGAGACTTTGAGGACGCTCGGAAGTCTCCCTTCGGTTGTTGACCTCTACGGCGATTACGCTGGGAGACACAGATCAAGTAACTCCGACCTTGAAGATTGGACGATCATAAAAAAGCACTTCGCGTCCCTTAATATCAGAACAAGGGATTGCGTCCAAAGGACACGTTCAGTTCGTGCGGCGGTCAAGTCCGTAAATCACAACCTCGAATCAGGCGTGATCCAGATTCAAAAGGGCGAAATCACAAAGCCTTTGCAAAGAGACTTGGAACTCGTAGTTTGGGATGCGGATGGATCGAGAGAGGACCAATCAGATCCGGAACGCTCTCACCAGTCAGCTGCTTTACGCTACTACATCGACGCGGCGAAACCGATCATTCAGCGGATTAAAAGATACTAAGGTGTGAAATGCAGGAACAAAGCACGCAGTTAGGCAAGACGGAAATCTACTACCTCTCTCAGCTCAGAGGGGATATGGTCGGTCTATGGGATGCGACACTCAAAGAGGAGGGAGTGGGGTGGTTAGCTAAAGACAACCGAGGTCTGGCGTATCTTGACACCTCCGCCGAAATCGACTCGCTGATCGAATACGAAAAGCTGATGTCCTTTTACAAAGGCGGAGAGGACGCGAGAAAAAACCGGATACGGTTTCTTGTCGATTATGTGAAGTCGTATTACTCTACTTCGACAATCCGTGACCAGGCTTTGCCTACAATCACGTTTGTCCCTCGTGTGGTGAAAAATGTTTCATTGCTCTACAAGGACGGGGCAGAGAGATGGTTGTCAGAGGAACCCGCTGATAAGAAATATCAGGACGTAATCGCAAAAGCCAGACTGGGTATGCAGTCGAAGGCGTGGCATAGAATCTACAAACTCTGCGACCTCGTGGCTGTTCAGCCGGTGGTAAAGGAACGTAGAGGAAAGAAGATCCTTTCCTACAACGTGCATTCCCCCAACAACTTCCGCATCCTCGTTGACGATAACGGCAAGCTCACGAAGTTCATTTACTCGTCTCATCTATGGCGCGGGGACGTGATGATGAGAGATGATATTCTCGTCGTTTGGACGGATGATGAGCACTATTATCGTGATCGAAACGGGACAAGGCACGAGTTCGAGGGAAGCAACGGATCGAACCCTTACGGGGAAATCCCCGTAGTGCTCATGGCGAAAGATGCGGCCGAACCGTTAGACGGGGGGATGTCATCCCTTGTCGAAGCGAATCTGCATTACCTTTACATGCGAATGCTTGAAACAGAAGATGCGACGTATGCCGCCATCAATACCCCCGTGGAAATCAATTTTCAGGAGCAGTCGCAGAACGGAGACGGGACGGTCGAAAGAGGCCCCCGTGAGCCTTTGCGTATCACCGTCTTGGATTCGGATGTGGATCCTGATTTCAAGTATGTGTCAGGCAACCCCCATTGCGGAGTTCTTAGGGAGCTTGGAGAGAAAGAAGAGAAGTCCGCCGCAATGAGAGAGGGCATGTCCGCCGCGATGATGAGCGAAAACCCGATGGAGCTTTCGGGAAAAGCTATCAAGGGCATGATGTTGGAACTCTTGGAGCAGAGACAGGACGATGCCATCGTCATGCAGGAGTACGAAGAGGAGTTATACCAAAAGACCAGAATCGTTGCCGAAGTGGAGATGAACGTGGCGCTTCCAGAAGAAGGTTTCAACATCGAATTCCCCGACCCTCGTTTTATCGATGAACCCGCAGATGAACTGGAATTCTCGTTGAAACTTAAAGAGCAAGGTTACATCTCAGACCTTGACATCTACCGTCAATTCGTCTCCACAAGAGACACAGACGATGAGGCGATAAAGTCCATGCAGCAAAACGCAATTCAGAACAGGCGCAAGGCGGGTATCGCGGGACTCTTCACGGGGACCGGTGCAACACCAGAGGAAACGGACGCACGGAATAACCTGTTGGCCGGGCAATGACACACGACCAGTACGCCGGGTCAGTACGCGAGCTAAACGCGAAGATGCGTGAAGCTATCGGCAAGATTGAGACCTTGCAGCTCACGAAACAGGAACGCGCCGTAATCGACGCTTTGCCTAAAGACAAGATTCGGATTATGGAGTCCGTTTTATCTCGTTACCAGAGTACGCCTGTTGATATGCGCCGCGAGATGGTTCTAAAAGGCATCGCCTTGCTCATCATCAACGCCCGCTTACTGGCCGATGGCTGGAAGCTCGGCACGAAAGCTGCTAACGAGATGGAGTGGTAATGGCGAAGTCCCCACAACAGGTAGCGAAAGATATGTTGCAAGCCTTCGAGGAATTTGAGCAATGGGTGCAAAGCACATTTATCAAAAATTCCGTTGAGACCATCGCTAAGGATCGCAAGGAAGGTTTCATGGCGGGGAAAGGCCCGAAAGGCGAATCATGGCCCGCTCTGAAACCCGCGACAGTCAGAAGCAAATCCGGCCAGCACAAGACGACAAGGGTGAAACGCAAAGGCGGAATATCCGGACTGAGCACGGCAGAATCCAAGCCCGCTAAGTATCCGTCAAAGCCCCTCATCGACACCGGTGCAATGATGAACGCGACAACGCACGTAAAGAAAGGCCGTGGTGAAGTCCGTATGGCAAGATCGAGAGGGGAAGCGGTGACGGGTGGATTTGAGTCTATCGCAGCAATACATGACAAAGGGCTAGGGAATAATCCACCTAGACCCCATTGGGGGATTTACAAACAGTCACGGGCCAACATCTGGAGGGCGTGGAAGGAAAGAGTACGTATGCTGGCAAAAAGGATGATGCGGTAATGGACGAGTTTGAAATCTTCCTAGACAAAATAATAGACGAGCAGATTGTCCGTTTAGCGTATCACGCAACCGAGATACAGACAAGAATTGACTCGTTTATCGCCGTGAACTTGCGGAGCATGACGGCATCGCAGCTCGAAAGCCTAATGACCTTCGGATCAAGCGCGGTATTAGCCGAGGTGGATGCGATGAAAAACGCAATCACCAGATCACTCGTAAACGCTACGACCGAATCAGCGCAAAGCGGGTACATGGAGGAAACGAAAAAGCGTAATCCCGATGACCGCCTCTACCGTTGGGTAATAGCCTCCGGTGACCCTTGCCCCGACTGTCAAGGCAGAGCATTACAAGGCGCGTACACGATGGAGTACTGGGAATCGGTTGGACTCCCTCAGTCAGGATCGACGATATGCGGATCCAACTGCAAGTGTCTTTTGCAGCCGACATAAATCAGCACTTGACAACGGTTAGACAAAAAGCTATATTCACGCAACAGACAAGGACAAGAGATGGAACAGACCAAACCTCAGATGATGCCGACCGGAGCGCCGCAAATCAACGCGGCTATTCGTGGCATTGTCATGCCGGAGCTGTCGGCAATGAGACAGGAAATCAGGGATCTTCGAGCCGTCGTGGATGCGATGGCGAAACAGATCCTTGCAAAGACCACCGAAAAACAAAAGGTGAAGTAATGGCCGACGAAAACAAGCCGCCGGAGGGCGGAACGGATCAGCCGGAGGGCGACGCCGCGAAACTGTCAAAGGAATTGGAGACGCTAAAGTCCCAATTGGCCGCCGAGAAAGCCGAACGCGAGAAGCTGGAGAGCATCCGCAAAGAGCTTGAAGAGACGCGGCAAGCCGCCAAAGAGCGCGAACGCAAGGCGCTTGAAGAGCAGGGCCAGTATAAGACTGTTTCCGAGATGCAGGCCGAAGAGCTGAAAAGGACAAAAGAGTCTCTTGAAGCTCTGGCAAAGGAAAAGGCCGAACTCGAAGCACTCAAAGTAGACGCGGAAAAGTGGAGCGCATATCAGACCGAGCGCCGGAAGGTGCTTCTCGAACAGCTCCCAGAGGACGCAAGAGCGGCATTGGAGAATGCCGATATAACCGTTCTTGAAACCGCCGTGAGCCTTGCCGGTGGGAAGTCGGCCCCAACGTTTTCGGGTGCATCCGGACGAAAGCCGTCCGGTGGCACGGACAAGAAATGGTCGGAGATGACAATGGCGGAGCGTGACGAATTCACGCGCAACCACGACCAAAATCAACTTCGTAAAAAAATCGCAGAAGGATAATTCATGGGTTACACAGGAACGGACGAAAAGGTCATCGCCGAGCGCCAGATCGAGGGCTACATCTCGGCGACCTTGCCGGAAAAACTTACGCTCATGCAGACGGGGATTGTCGATGCCGACCTCTCCGGGCAGGGCATTGCAATTGACGTTGCCAAAGGCGGCAACGTGTTTCAGGTCAAAGGCCGAATTCGTGACACGGCGACGTGGGATCTCCCCGTCGATGACACCGCCGCGCCGGTTCGGACCATAACCTCGTGGTCGCAGAAGGGCGTTGTCCATCGCCGTCTGAAACTCTACGGCAATCAGGACATGGCGTCTCTGGCCGCGTCGGAAATGACCGGCGATTGGCGGCAGGATCTTGGCCGCATCATGGCGCACAACGTCGGTATCAACACCGAAAAGCTCGTGTTCCAGCAGCTCATCAAGGCGATCTTCGACCCCACAGACGGCGTACTCGCTGCGACGCATCTTGTCAATAACTCGACGGCGGCGTTTGAGGAGTACATGCTTGCTCAGGGCCTCGAAAAGCTCGGCGAGAACGGGTCCATGCTCGACACGGTGATCATGCACTCCTCGGTGTACTGGAAGCGGCGTATCAACACGCTTCTGACCGAGACTCCGGTCCCGACTTTGAGCGTGCAAACCCGCGAAAATCAGGCAACGACCTACGTCGGGAATATCGGACGCTTGCGTCTTTTCCTCAACGACCGCGTGCATAACACGGGTGGTGTGTACGATACCATCCTCGCGGGTCCGGGTGCGATTACGTATGTGAACCAGCTCAATGAGTCCGTCGAAATCTTCCCGCGCACGACTCACGGCGGCGGTTCCGACAACATCATGTACAAGCTCGCGGCTTGCGCGGCTATCCCCAAGGTTTCTTGGACTGGTACTGTTGCTTCCGACATCGCGGGCGCGACCGATGCCGAAATCGGCACGGCGACCAACTGGGACTACATCACCGGCGCGGACGTGAGCGAGACGCCGCTTGTCGTCATCAAAGCCAAAGCGCAATAAGGAGGAAACATGAAAAAGTATATCATTCTCCTTTTCGTGCTTATGACCGCCACGTCGTTCTCTCAGGCGCTGTTTCACAAGAACGGCGTAGACGTGAGCTACGACACGACCTACTCCGCCGCCGGCGGGAACCTCACGGTTCCAGTTTCGACTGTCCTGAAATACGTCGGCGAAATCGATCTTCGACTCCCGAACGCTTTCCAGATCGCGGACTCCGTTGCTCTGGAAGCGTCGTTCTCGGATTCGATTCGTATTGCGTTTTACTTCATCGCGAAATCGAAATGGGACGCGACTCCCGCAATCGGTGATACCGTGGCCGCTGTTCTCCCCGCCGCTACTGCGACATTCTACCACGTCCAAAACGGCGCGGGGCATGTGATGATTCCTTGGTACAAACTCAAGGCGGCGCTTACCGGACTCACGGACCATTTCCAGAAATACAACGTTTACGTGAGAATCGAGAAAATCGCGGGCTTGTTCAGCTACGGCAAAACGACCGGTGAGACCAAGACTCCGGGCAAGGTCAATATCAAACCTCATCTGTATTACTGATGATCCGAAACTACCTGACACCAGAGGAATTTCTTGCGGCTTTCCCGCTTAGAAGCCTCACCAAGACCGCCGACCTTCCCGCAATCTTGGGGAAGGCGGCGGCACAGGTAGGTCAGGATCTTAGGATCAGGGGGAATCGTCGCAGGTCTTTTCAAGTGCCTATCCGGTTTTCAGGGATAGATGCATTTGAGATCCAGACGTTTTCATCCTCTGAAACCAGTGCAGGTGTTTTGGGTTATGGTGCATCCCGTTTTATCGTAGATTGCACCACTGCCCCTAATTCCTCAGCGACGATAACGCTTGAAGGATCAAACGACGAAGAGCCGGATGCGGATACAACGTGGTTCCCCGTCATCGGGGAAAACGACCTACCTGTCTCAATATCAGTCGATCAAGTTTGGACCTACGCGGTTCCGTTCGTCACTCAGGCCGTGACGTATCGTTACAATCTAACGACAACGGATTCGTTTTCCGCTCGCGTGTTTCTTGTCGATGGAGCAACAGATCAGCTCATCATGCTCCGGGCTTTGAGGAATATTTTATTCCCATTGCTTGACGGCGTGAATGAGAGGATCCATGAACTCCACAACAGGGCCGTGTCGGATTACGACGCGGAGATTTCCAGACTTGTAGCTGATTACGATACAGACGACGACCAACAGATCGAATCAGGCGAAACAGACACACGGCCAAGACGGAGATACGTGCGGTGATTGAAGACTCCCCCGGATCGGGTATATACAACACAACGGCGGCGTTTCATAAACGCATCGGAGAGATGATTTCCGAAGTCGTTGATGACGGCGTTGTCGTTGCTTTGGAAGACCTTGATTCCGTTCTTCGTGCTGGCGGGTATCCCGACCCTGAACTCGTGTGCATTGCTTCACCCGAGCTAAGTTTCGAGCGCGACACTAACGACCCCGGTAACGTGCTTCTTGTTATGCGATTCATCATTGACATCTACGTAGAGCAGCAGCGTGACTTGCCAACAGGGCAGCTCCCTGAACCCATTGAAAGGCTGTATGAAATCCTCGATGACGTTCTTCCTGTTGTTGTGTACTCTGATGTCCATGGCTATCAAATGATAATCGACTCCGCTATTCCTCAATCACGGAGCGAGATGACACAGAAGCAATACCGGATTGAAACCACAATCGAAAAACAGATGGACTACTCACCATGCCAGTAATCATGGTCATGTTCGGCGCGTGGAAACCTCCCGGCTCCGAAAAGATCGTCCGCAAGGGCGGGAAGTACACAGTTTCGGAAACACTCGCCGCATCACTCGTTAAAATCAATCCCGACAAATACAAGGTACTAAACGATGGCAAGAGCATATCTTCACGAAAAACGAAACAAGGTAACGTTCAGCGGGAAAGCGGCGCTGTGGATCTCCAGCGACGCGGGAGCGACGTGGACCCGGATGTCGGATTCAGCGGAGCTGACAATCACCCCGGAGACGACGGAAAGTGAAACCGTAAACAACGCCGGTCGTGGCCGGATGGATGACGTGACGAAAAACTTTCTCGTTGAAGGGAAGTGGATCGAGCGCGGCGCTGACGTCCGCGAGCAGTATACCTCTGACACCGACCAGACTCTGATCGACGGCACGTACTGGAAGCTCTGGATTCAGGGCGCGAAGCTCACCGCAACCGGTGGAACGGCGACATACGAGCACCATGTTTTCTACGCGGCCAAGTTCAAGAAGAACTTCGGTGGTTACGCATTGGGTACTGGTGACCCCATGTACTCTTTCTCGGCGTACTGCGAAGCAAACGAAACGTGCGCGGATGTCACGATTCCCCCGCCCTCGGGTGATGACTGCTTCATGTCTGCGGATGCAACGACCGCAACGATCAAGGCGGGCGAGCACATGATCACCTTCGACGCTGCTGCCTCATAGCACGTGACGGGGCGCGTGGCAGTAAAACCCCGCCCCGTTATCGTTTTATCAACCAACATGAGGCAGCTATGAAAATCGTATTTGCGACAGAAGACATAAGGCACGGCGCGTGCATTGTAAGAGCGGTATGGCCCGCTCTGTGGATAAACAAATTCACAGAGCATACCGCTTTCGTCCTTGAGAGAACACAGACAGTTTCCTCCGCGCACGACTGCATCATCGAAAATGCGGATCTCCTTGTCTGTCACAAGTCAACGACAACAAATGTCCGCGCTGCGATGATAGCTAAGAACGCCGGTGTACCTGTTATCTACGACACAGACGATTATGATGATGCAGTATTCGGGCATTTCTATCCGCAGTACCATACTTCCGGCGTGATCAAGAATCAAGACTGGTTCAAAGAGAACGCCGATGGGTTTACTGTCGCATCTTACCCACTGGCTAGTAAGTGGCCCGCTACGGTCATTGAAAACGGATTCGATACAACGCTGAAACAATTTCTCCCCGATTCAAAAGAGTATATCACCGATCGGATCAAGGTAGCTTGGGGCGGGTCTTCGACTCACGCAAGAGATATTACCGAGTTCCTGAAAATGCCGTTTCTCTCTATGCTGGATGAACACCCGATTGACATTTATTTCTATGGCCTCCAGCAGCAAAGGGGCAGCATTAAGTATGAAGAGGGGAATATCTTTTTCTTCCCCCAGCACCCCAAAGGGATTGAATGGTACGTGCATGATTACTTTTCGGATGCGTCGTTTATGATCGCTCCGTTGATCAATGACGAATTCAACGATCACCGTTCCACCCTCAAAATTGTAGAGGCTGGAATAGCCGGTAAGACAATCATCTGTTCCGATGTTGCTTCTTATCGCAAGTACGCGGGAGATAACCCCGGCGCTATCGGGCTTGCCAGAAACTCAGATGAATGGGGTGATTGGTTCCGCAAGATGATAGCGGGATCAACGGCAATGGCAGAAATCAACAGCACAAACGTGCTAGCTAATTACAACGCGCAAGCACTCACGGCAAAGCGCATCAAATACTTCAATGAGGTAATCAATGGATAAGTTCGAGATTCAGGGCAAAGAATTCGCCTACCCCGACCGCATCATCAACCAGCGAGTTTTCGATATTGCCGACTACGAAAAGGCGACCAAGAGCGCGTGGTTCGTAACTCGCGAAGGCGTGGAGAAGATGATGCGCCTTGTGATCGATGGCCCCCACGATGAAATCGACTGGGGCATCGAAGACGGCGCGACAACGATAAGGATATACAAGGGTTTTTTTCCGTTTTACGCGAAGAAAATCGCAGAATTGGAGTGATGATAGATGAGTGGAGTATCCGGAATATGAGCGTGGACCAATTAAAACAGGCCCAATCGAAACGAGGGCCAGAGGGCGCGACACTTCGTGAAGAAATCGCGTCTCTGTCTAATGGATCACCGCTCAACTTCCGCGAATACCTCACCATGACTCGATACGAAATGTGGCTTATCTACCTTGGAGGCGGATAATTGGCAGACGCAACAACCGAAATGGTGCTCGCGCTAAGAACGGAGTTCGACAAAGCGCGGAAGGATGTACAGGCAATGCGCGGGGAGCTTGCCAAGCTCGACGCAAAGGGCAAAGCCACAAAGAACAGTTTCTCTTCGGGCTTTAGTGACTTGATCCCGTCTAAGGCGATGGTGGGCATGATGGCCGCAACCGCCGCTGCGACTGTTCTATCAAAGTCTGTCGGAGAGCTTATGGCGCGGGAGGACGCACTTGCGGACTTCTCTGCTATCACGGGCGTAACGGGTGAAAAGCTCGGTGAGTTTGGAGATGCGGCTGTCGCCCTTTCAAACAAATTCGGCACTGGCGTAGTAGAGAATATCGAAGTATTTAAGGGCGTACTCTCCCGTCTTGGTCCGGACTTCGCATCAAGTTCCGATGCCGTGAAGTCGATGGGCGACTCGATCAACACGCTTGCAAAAGCGTCCGGTCTTGACGCTACCGCATCAATGGACGCGCTCACAACGGCAATGCTCCAATTCGGCGTGGATCTTTCTGACCCAATGGCGGCGGCGGGCGAAGCGGCTGAGATGATGAACATTATGGCCGCTGGCGCGAAAGAGGGCGCGGCTGAAATCCCGCAGATTTCGGAAGCGTTGAAGCAGGTCGGTGTTACAGCGGATGCGCTAAATATCTCTTTCAGCGAAACAAACGCCGCACTGCAAGTTTTGGCCGCTGGCGGGAAGAACGGTTCGGAGGCGGGCGTAGCTCTTAGAAACGTCATGGTCTCCCTCACGAAGGGGACAAAGGAAACAGACAAAGCCCTCGCAAAGATCGGCCTTAGTACCGAGCAGCTAGGTAAGGTAATGACCGAGGAAGGGCTTGAAGAGGCTTTTAAGCTCTTCAACAAACAGCTCGAAACAATGCCGGGGCTTGCCGATCAAGCCGCGTTAAAAGCTACGGTTTTTGGAAAGGAAAATCTTGCCGCCGCTGGAATTGTGTTGAAAGGCGCGGATGCAATCGGGGAACTCAATGGCAAGATCACCGACACAAACACGGCATACGACCAAGCTGCAATCAAGATGGAGACATCTTCCGAAAAGCTGAAACGGTCGATGAATTCAGCTTGGAATGATATTGTCGGAGGAGTAGGTAAGGCGGGTGAAGGTCTGGCCGGGGCATTCAATCGCATATTCACCGGCATGGAACAAGCCGCCGATTCAATCGGGAAGCTGATCCGGTTAGACCTCGCGGGCTTTTGGGAAACAGCTACCACCTCCGTTGATGAATACAACAGCAAAAAAGAAAAACAGCTCCAATTAGAAGAAAAGAATTACCGCCTGTTGATGCAGCAAGAGGACAAGCGGATAAAAGAAACCGGCAACAGAAAAAAACTTCTTGATCTGCAAAATGAACTTGTGGGGGCGTTGAAGGACGTAGAGAAAATCACTGACTCGAAAGCCCTTGTAAAGCACATGGATGCTTTCAAGGAAATGTTTAACAAAGGGACGATTAACTCCGTCGATGAATATTTCCTTGCTCTTAAAGGCGGTTCCTCTAGCGCGTCAGACGAAACAGAGAAGACCGGCAAAAAGGTAAAGACGCTTGCGGACATCATCAAGGAAAAGTACGACCAAGGCGAGCAGGGCGTACTTATGCGGCGACTCTTTGGAGAAGCGCAACCGAGAAGCGCGACTGAAGCTCTTAACGAAATAGGACTTCGTTTGCAGTCGATGCGCCCGGACCTTGATATAAAGCCAGTCGCAGAAACCCCGATTGACTGGAAAAAGATATGGGATACTGACGGCCTAGAGCAAGTCGAGGAAATGCTTGACTCAAATATTTTCGGTATGGCGGCGAATGCAGCGACATCAGCAGCGGATGCAATCGGGGGAGCTTTAGCCGGAGCGGAAGGTGGATGGAAGGACGCATTAAAATCTATCCTGTCTCAGATGATTTCGTTTGTGCAAGTTGAACTCTTGGCAGCGGAAGCAGCAGCAGCTATTAGGGCATTATTCACGGCTGGTGTTTCCTTGACGTTAGACGGGGCGCTTGCGGCTTTAGCTTATGGCGCACTTGAGATAGCCAAAGGCGCGGTGAATTCATTCCGGACTGGTATCGCCTATGTGCCAAACGATCAAATTGCAATGCTCCACAAAGGCGAGAGAGTGCAATCAGCCGAAGAGGTCAACTCCCAAAGGCGCGGGAATCGTAAGTCATCAGGGAAGATGCACGTATCGAATTTTCGTTTGGCCGTGGATGACTATTACCTAACAGCGGGAAGGAGCGTAAGGTAATGCCGTGGTCGTTTGAAGCAACTGGATTAGACACCATGTCCAAGCGTAACGCATGGGCGTGTAAAATTGAAATCACAAATCAGTCTCTTGCAAACTGGCAAGCATCGACAGCGCAGAAACTACCGTCCCCGGATTTCGCTACGGGAGTTGTTGCTGTTACGGATTTCCCTTTCGATTACTCGGATATAAAACGAGTGTCGAGCGCGGAACCTAATTGTGCTGGGAACACTTCAATGTCCATCGAAGCGAATAACGTTTTTTGTGGCACAAATGGGGCGACGGTAGCGAGCGGTGATTTAATCCCCGGCCATTGGTACAAAGTGTTTACGAATACCGTGACGTACAACTCTGTTATCAGGGCAGTAGGTTCCACGTTCCAAGCTGTTACGGGCGTGGTTACTTTCACTGGTACGGGGACGATACAAAGAAACTGGACCGTGCTTGATATTCTCAGAGACGATTATGCGTCATACGATGTTCACGTAAGAATCTCCGAAAAAGAAACGGGCGGCGCATATATTGTGAAGTTCTGGGGGATAGTCGATCCGGCTTCGATTGAATACGAAGTCTATGATTATTCTAAGCCCGAGTCGTGGCTGATAAAATTCGAGATGAACGATTGCATACAGCAATTGAAAAAGGTTACAGCGTTCAAGTGGATGGGCGCTGGTGATGGTCTCACAGCTCCTGAGATTCAGTACGGAGGTTTACTCCATACCGATTACGACTACTCGGCTACGACTAGTTTTCTTACCTACGTCGGACCTCTGAATTGGGGGGGTATCCCATACCCCCCCGGTAGGTACATCGTCAACCAAGTATTCAGAAAAGATTTCCAGCATGAATACGGGCAGTGGTATCACGCCTCATTAATTCGCTATATCAAGATCGTAGATATTTTTTCCGCTATCTCTACGTTCCTCGGGCTAGAGGCATCGGTAAACAACGGCGGGACGTGGTCGGATTTCCATTCGTGGAGATACTATTTCAACACGAACAATTCAACAGGCGGCGGCGGGGAAACTCTGGATTACGTTGGCATAGACGAACTCTACGTATGGTCGTGCTTTGATACTGGTACGGAGTATATCGAGAGCTACGGATTCTTTGATCCCCAGCTCGAAGCGTCTGCACCGCATAGCTGGAAAACAGCTTCTGACCCATTGGAAGTGTTGGATAGAATCTGCTCGTCTCATGGCCTTGTATATCGCGTGAGAGTGAACGCATCGAATGAAAGGTATCTCGAAATTATTGAATCCGCTAAGGTGCAATCGACGCTCACTGTTTCCGGCGCAACGTGGAACAGAGTGCTTGATCTGAAAACAACGGTGAACACGTTCGCATGCGACGGCGTGGAAATTGTTTCTACCCCTTCGGCTATCGGGGCGTCCGACCAAGCATCAAACACAGTCAGAGGCGGCGGCGGCTCGGGTTCTTTGAAGTACGATCAGTATTTCACTACGGCAAACCATCTGAGAGTGTCGCATTCATTCAGGAGCAAGGTCAATGAAGGTGGCGATGTCTCGGGTGCGTCGTATTGTGATGTCCGACCAATGGACGTGGACTTTACGTGCGCTCTCTACACTCTCCAATCTATAACAGACAAAACCGCAACGGGCGCATACTCGATCTGTATGATCATGCCGATGTCGAATGGTACGGCAGCAAGTGGTGATCCAGGCAACGTGCCCGATTACGCGGAATACGATGGCACGTTAGGCGGGGTGGTAGTGCCGAACAGGAACGACCCGTATAATAGCTGGATCGAAGTACCGGCAATGGCTCTAGCTCTTAACGTGTGGTCCGATGCCGATGAAGCAACTGACCCGGTGGCATTTACCAGACCTCATGGGGATGAGATAGAACTGTCCCTCGTGAACGTCGATCACACGGCGACGGTGTACCCCCCGATAAAACTTGTTGTCACAGAAGCATATCAGACAAGAAACTACGTTATTACGGAAGTTGAAGAACAATCCTCGGAGGACGTTACCGCGTACCGAGGACACACGAGGGACGTATGATTCCTATCGGTCTGCAATACAGCAACGACGGCGGTTCAACTTGGTCAACCGCTTTAGAGTTTGACGCCCTGCAAATCCGGGTGTCTGAAACCGTCGAAGCGGACAACACAACAAGAGCGATCACCGGGAGGAAGCACCCGCGCAATTTCGTTTACTTGTTCGTTGTCATAGAAACGGAAAAGGATTTTTTCGATCCTTCGGACGATACGCACGGCGCGACGGCGGACGCAAGC